TTCGACGCTGATCGGGAAGCTTGTCAATAGCTTTCTGCACGTCCTCGATGGGACTGATTCCGATCTCAAGTCCCCCAAGGCCTAGCAGCATTCGGTTCATCGCTCCGAGTAGAGATTCTTTACTACCGCGGTGGAGCTTTCTCCGGTCGTAAACCTTGACGCGCCACAGGGCAAGCAAGTCCAGATTGCGGTCCGCGTACTGCCGGGATTTGGTGGGCCGGAGGGAGCGCATCTTGAATCGTGCTTCATCATCTGTTTGGTGGCGGCTAATCACCTCGGCTTTCAAGGTTAGAGGGTCCCTTTCGTACAAACTAAAGCCCGTTTTGGTACTTTTTATCCAATACTGTTTCACCACGGTATTTTCTCCTTTTGGTCCCCGATCGTCCAAGCTTTGGCCAGTGTTGTCTCGACTTGGCTTGACTTAGCTAAATCGGGTTTTTAACGTTTTTACGCTAAAGACCCTAGTAGAAGAATCTACCCGAACATTGTGAAGGAACTACCCGTCCCTTGTAACTAGTTGATTTAACAGGGCAGCTCGGACTCGAACCGAGAACCTACAGATTTGGAATCCTTAGCTGCTACTTTCATAGTGCGGAGTGGCCAGTTTGTCAAGGGGGGGTAGGCGTTATGAGGAGTAGACGTTTAGTTTAGCTAAAAATTGTGTGGGAAAGATGTTGTTGAAAGGGAATTGACAAGGTTTCTTTGAAACCGGTAATTGATATTAAAGGGATATCGCATATCGCGATTTGCGATACGCGTCCAGAAGGCCCACGCAATACACGCTATATACTCGGCTATACATTACGTACGTAATGAGCATCTTACCTATCGTTTCGGCATTCTCGGCCGGCGGAGTCAATACTTGCTCAAGGAAAGAGTTGGATCACGTTAGGAAGAACCGTCGGAATACGAGGAATGCTGAGCGCTTGCTTATGAATAGAAATTTTCAGCTCAGGCGCTTATTCATTTCTGCCGTAATGCGTTATTTGTATATTCTAGGCAGGTTTCACTATTCTTTTAAGTCACTGATAATAAAACAATTCTCAGTTTATCCGCATAAAAATGGATAGCGTCTAGATTATTGGAGTTTAATGCGTATAATTAATTTAAGTACAAGCTTTAGCTACCACTTATTCCAGGGAGGAATGCCATTAGAATCTGTACCCCAGTCGCGTTCTTTATCCTTCTCGTTTTGATTCTGTTTTCTTAAACGTTCAAAGTGATTAGCAAGCATGGCCTCTTCATATTCTTTAGAACCAAACTTAGCTTCAGCCTTCGGTTCCTCATAGGTCCAGAACGGGCTATGACGGAATGCGTATATAACTGCATCGATAATGTCTGAATGAGGGTTGCTCTTAACTACAATCTTCTCAGGACTAGACTTCTCCCAATCGATTTGAACTAGATAACTGTCTGTGGCAAAGCGTGAGTCTTTTTTGGCCAATACTTGGCCTAGCCTTAGCCGATCATTGAGTAGCTCGACTGTTTTTTGTTTCTCTTTCTTGTCAGCTGCTTCCAAAGGCAAGCGTTGCTCTACTCGCATATCCTCTACGATCTTTGTACCTAGACCGCCTGCATCCACCACAATTTTGTATGGGCTATACCGAGCAATAACGTCTCTAATTTGATTGCTAAGTGCAGTTATACCTTGCTTGGTTGTCACTATTTCCTCTACAAGATATAGATTGGGACTAAGATCACTCCAGGCCAATACTGCAAGCGCGTCTGCATCACGAAAACCTAAGTCCACTCCGACAATGTAGTTCCATTTCGCGATATGGGTGGGCAAATTTTCATAATGATTACGGGCCTCTTTATACCTAATCCAAAGGCTCTCAACATCTAGTACCCATTTATTACGCCATTCCCTCATTAGGGTTGGATGATCTAGCGTCCATTCCTTTTTCTTGATAAGATCCTGTATGAACCCCTCAGGGTTAGGCATATAAGGGTTATCGTTAATAGCCCACTCGTGATGCTCGAAGCCGTGTTTGCCTTCTTGTGTTATTTGGAAGAAATAACCTTTAGGCACAGGACCAGGCGTACCAGTAACCGCTATCCAAGAGTCTTGATAGTCGGCTATCATAGGGGTTAATACGTCGTCTATAAGGCTCTGTAGATGGTTCCCAAAGTCCTGGGCCTCATCTACCGCTATACCCACTGCCTTTTGTCCCTTGAGGCGTTTAATGAAGTTCTTTTGGTCTGCTCCATATAAACGAAGAGAGGCCCCATTAGGGTGCTTCATAGTCATTGAGCCTTCATAGAACTCGCAGCCCAATTGAAACTGGTGGTCAAAGTCTTGTAGTATGGGCCACATGATCTCTTTAGCAGAGTCGAATGTCATGGCCATATAGAGGCATTTGGTGCCTGGATGAGATTCCATGGAGCGTAAGAACCGCAACGCTAAGCCGCTAGACTTACCAGCCCGGCGTGAGCATTGGGCGTCTAAGAAACGCGCAGTAGAATTAACAAATGCATTCTGTTTTACAAAACGCTCATCGAACGTGATGGGCTTTGGTTGTTGTGTGTCTATCGAGGCATTGCGCTCTTCTACAAGCTTCTTACGTTTCCTTAATAGGTTACTTGTTCTATTCTGCCTCATTAGCGAATATAACCTTAACGAGATTGGATAAAGGAGTTGAGAAAGTTTGATTACCTTGTTTACAAATAAGACCGATAGGGCTTAGATACATCTCAACACGTCGTCCTGGGACGTTGGAGTTTATATCAAACCCAGCTTCAGGTGTGTTCTGAGCGTTATCTACTGCCTTTACGAATTGAGCCTTGCTTACGGGTATAGATTGTTGGATCATTTTATCTAATATGGGCATAGTTTGGTTCCTTTGATTAGAAGCTTTGATAGGCCCTGGCCGCGGTAGTCTTTTTTCACGTACATGAAAAGTAACTTTGATCCGTGAGAAATGGCATAGCCTATTATGAAATTGGGTTCTTCCCGGGTACAAAGAATTCTTATATCAGCTGTACCTAATAGTTCTAATAAGCCTTGATAGAACTCCCCCATCCAAGCCTTCTTAGATGCGGGACGGTTCTCTTTGGGAAGTTTGTAGTAAACAGATTTGGGATAGGTGCTTAATATGAAGCCTGTGTCGGTTAGGGGCATGAACGGACGAATTAAAAGTTTCATAAACTACTTAATAAATAATAGGTACTGGGAGATAATCTTATGGACTTGAGATCGCTTAAGAGGATGCTTTGTCTTACTAAGCTGCTTGACTATTTCGTCCAATGTAAGTCCGTCTGAATAGCCAGTCCAAATGATTCGGTGAGTGAGACTTGGAAAATGATATTCGTGGAGTAGGTGTGTGGCTCTTGTGTAATGATCCCGGATCATTTCCATCTGTTCGGGAAGAACACCGGAAGAAGACTTCTTAAACCTCAATGAGTCCCAGTCCTTTAGTAGACCTAAATCGTCCTCAATGTCTTTAAAGCCAGACTCTTCTAACTTTTTATACCAGTCTTTTTTAAGTTGCTCGTAACTAAGGTTCTTCTGTTTTTTTCCCACTTGCCCTTTGTGCCTTTTCTAAGTCCTTTTCTAAACTCTTCTCTGCTTGGTATTCCCTTAAGAATTGTAGGTATGATAGAAGTGCTCTGCTTTTGTGAGGTGATAGAGCTTCTTTAAAACTATCGTCTAGTAGCCTCTTCACTTCACGGTGAAACACCTCTAGTAGCTCCTTTTCGAGCCTTCCTAGGTCGTAAGCTCTGCGTATAGAACGCGCTTGGCGGTTTCTACGTTCTTTAATACGAGCCCTGATCTCCTCCATTGGAGGGAGCATGTCCTTATCTTCAGGCTTTATTGTCGACAACGGTTAGTCCATTTGGGTTAGCCAACGCATCTTTAGCTGCTTGTAAACCCGCGTCAGCTCTTTGTTGAAGGGCTTTAATGACTTGAGGATTGGATGGGTCTTTTCTAAACTCTTTAACCAAATAGTCTAATTGAATGTCTTGCATTTTTTTATCAGCAACACCATTTGCTAACGTCTTTTTTATAGAGTTAACAACGTGCCTTTTAGTTACCCACGTCCTGTCTTTAGGTAGATAACGTACAATTTGACTAAACACAGAAGAAACAGTTTCTTTGTCAGCACCCGAAGCGCTAGCCAGCTTATCCACAACACGATCATATTGCTCCGAGTTTCGGGGAAGAAAGATAATCATATTAAAAATCCTCGCAAAGGTTTCCAAATTCAATAGTAAGGTAATTATCTTCATCTCCTCGAAAAATTGGAATACGGTGAGTTTTACAAACTGCCTGTAAACGAGTGTGGTCTAAATACAAACAATGCACTAACTCAACGGACTGAAATATTACATAACTAACAATTAACACTAAAAAAGATACCCCAAGAATTCTAAAATAGAGCAAGAATCATTACCTTTTTCTTCATGAGTTTACCTCAGCAACGGAGGTTCCCTGAGAAGAGCTACTTTCGGTAACCGGTTTAGCAGATTCTGTATAAATACCCGTCAAAGCATCAATAGCACCCCTGTGGGCAAAGATTTTACCCTTTAAATCTTCTAATGATTTAATTACTTGTTGTTCCATTTGGTAAAGCTTTTCTAAATTAGCTTTAAGCTCATTAAGCCGTTTTTCGATTTGTTCTTTCATATTACTCCTATAAAAAAGGGCCCCCGAGTATCACCGTTAGGAGGGACTTGGCTCGGTCGGTGCATTGACCTCGGGGGCGGAGGGACCTTCTGATTCAGTTGAAACTTGTTCTTGTTTGGCTTCGTCGGAAAAAGGATTTGTGGAAGCTTCGGGGGCAGGTTGTGCTTTGCCCATTGCTTCTAAGAAGCGGGCACGCTCTTTTGGATTTGCTGTTAAAAGTTCGTTAAAGGAGCTGTGGGTTTTTTGGGCCTTTTGGATTAGCCGGGATAATGAGTTGTTTCTAACGGCCAACTGCTCTCGTAAATCACCTATAATTAACTGCTCTTTCAAAACCTCGCCTGCAAGCTTGTTTAATTCTACGTTATATTCTTCTAATGTTTTAGTTGCCACTAACGTACTCCCAGTATACGACAGATATTTCTATCACTCGTATATAGATAATACAGGATCTATTAGGCCTTGTCAAGCTAATTTATATCAAATACGCTCTTTAACGCAATACACGCTATATACTCGGCTATACATTACGTACGTAATGAGCATCTTACATGCCAATCTTTTCTATAAATTTCACTTGCAAGTTTTATATAAAAAGTGTAGTATTAATTCATAAGTCGATTTAAACACACGCAGCACGTATGGGAGGTTTCGATGTTAAATATAACTAAAGCCTTTATTGCTAATTTTGATGGAACCGAAGGAACAGCGGTAGATTACCAAAACCGAGAAATTGAGTTCCATGTTTCTCAAGTTCCTCCCTCGGTAGTTCCCTACCTAGAACCAAATATCGAAGTATCGATTGAAGAAGACAACGATAACGATACTCTTTTTGTAACTATTCCAGATAAAGCTTTTGCTTCTTGGTTAGAACGCGAAGAAGAACTTCTCTTAGACGAAGAAGATGCAGATGCGCTCTTTACTGGAACTAAATAAATATTTGTATTTGTATTTGTTTGTGGTCTTTCTAACCGCCCTCTTGCTGTTGGTGTGGTGTTGCAGTTGAAATGGAGTTAGTGGTGCGAATCGTTGAAGTGAAACAAGGTTCAAAAGAGTGGCGTGAATGGCGCGGAAAAGGTCTGGGGGCAAGCGATATGCCCGCGTTGATGGGCGATAGCCCCTGGACCTCGCCGTTCGAGTTGTGGCTTCAAAAGACTGGACTAGCGGTGAGAGAAGAACCTAACGCGTACCAGTTATCCGCCATGCAGCGGGGCAATGATTTAGAGCCCACGGTTCGCAAAATGTTCGAAAAGAAAATGGGCAAAAAGTTTCCAGCCAACGCAGGAATGCATGATGAATATGACTTTATCCGAGCATCCTTTGACGGACTGTCTGAGGATAACGAAGTTTTAGAAATTAAATGCCCTAATAAGGTGGATCATGAAAAAGCGGTCAAAGGGAAAGTCCCAAGTAAATACTGGGCGCAAGTTCAAACACAGTTACTCATATCAGGAGCGAAGACAGCCCATTATGTATCATGGGACGGAAAGTCCAAGAGTCTTGATGGGTGTGTTGTGGTTCTTCCTGACAGAGAGTATCAACTTAAGTTGGTTGATTGTGCGATCGATTTTTGGAAACGTGTTGAAAACAGTATTCTACCCGAAGTCTCGCAAAAAGACGCCAAGAAAGTAATTGACCGCCAAAAGTTCCATTTAGAGCAAGCGGTGAAACTTAGCTCGATACTAGAACTCATTTCCAGGTGAATTCAATTTTAACACTAATCATGAAGTAGAATTTAGAATTTCTACGATAGGAGTAAATTCTATGAAGCGTATTATCGAAGTGAATCAAGAAGGATTAGAAAAACTGTTAGGGCAACAGGTGCTCTTACTGTGCTCAGCATATTTCTATACGGGACGCCTTGTTGGAGTGAACAAAAAGTTTGTTTGTCTAGAGAATCCATCAATCGTTTATGACACAGGAGATTTCGACAAAGCTGGATACAACGATGCTCAAAAACTTCATACCAAAGAATTTTATGTGATGATTAATGCAATCGAGGCCTTTGGGATTTCTAAATGAAATCTTGGAAACAAAAGTTACGCAGGTTTAGGTCTGGGTCTGGGTCTTGGTCTGGGTCTAGGTCTTGGTCTGGGTCTGGGTCTTGGTCTGGGTCTAGGTCTGGGTCTAGGTCTGGGTCTTGGTCTGGGTCTTGGTCTTGGTCTAGGTCTAGGTCTGGGTCTGGGTCTTGGTCTGGGTCTGGGTCTTGGTCTAGGTCTAGGTCTGGGTCTGTTTAATATTATATAAGGAGAACTAATGAGCAATTGGGCAAATAGAAGTAAACAAGAAATCAATCAAGTAGAACTTAAACCGGTCGGCGGCGGTCAGGGCGGAGGAGAGCGAGTTGACCAATTCGTGATCTTTGGAGCCCCCAAAACCGAAATGCAAAAACAATACAAAGCAGGAGAAGAAATCCGGGGGGTCTATCTCGGATCGTTCTCGCAAGAGCGCACTGTTAAAGGCAAAAAAATGATATTTCATACCCATAAGGTAAAAACAGCGGAAGGCAAGATCTTTGGACTAGATGGTTCGGGACTTTTAAACTATCAAGTTAAGAATTACCTCACCGCCGGTGACGAAGTTTCTATTACATATAACGGCAAAGACGATCAAGGCCGGCATCAATTTGAAACCAAGAAGTAAAGGTTAACCGCTAGCGGCGTGGAGCCAAGGCCCTTGTGGTGAGGCGAAGGGTAATGCGTATCGATGCTTGCAAAGCAAGGTTACCTAAGGACACGCAAGTCATGATCCCTTGTAGTCGATATATGGTAGGGAAATACAGGCTGTCGACATAGCCAGAATCAAGCCTGGCCTAGAGGTTGTTTTTAATAGAGGCAACACGGGTATAACTTTAATGGGTGGGACGTAATGATGAACTTATATCAAGGTGATTGTCTTGAGGTCCTTAAAACGTTTCCTGATAACAGTATCGAAGCGGTTGTAACCGACCCGCCCTATGGTCTCTCCTTCATGGGTAAGAAATGGGACTACGATGTACCTTCTGTCGAAGTGTGGAAAGAAGTTTTAAGAGTATTAAAGCCGGGCGGACACCTACTCAGCTTCGGTGGAACACGAACCTATCATCGCATGGTAGTTAATATTGAAGATGCGGGGTTTGAAATCCGCGATCAAATTCAATGGTTGTATGGTAGCGGGTTTCCGAAGTCGCACGACGTGAGTAAGGGGATTGATAAAGCGGCGGGGGCGGAGCGGGAGGTGCTTGAGACGAAGTCTATGCCCGATATAAGAAGTAGTTCTGTAAATGGCGAATACCAGCCCCTGGCGAAAGGCAAGCCGCCTATGGAGTTTAAAGTTACCGCCCCCTCTACCGACGCAGCCAAACAATGGGAAGGGTGGGGAACTGCCCTAAAACCCGCCAATGAGCCCATTGTATTAGCTCGTAAGCCCTTAGAAAAAGGCCTGACCATTGCACAGAATGTGCAAAAGTGGGGAACGGGTGGGTTGAATATTGATGCATGTCGGGTTGGGACCGAGCAAACGGTGACTCGTCGAGGAATAACACAAGAAGGACCTGGGGGCTGGAAGACGGTGGGATTTTCGAAACCTACAGAAAAGCTCAATTCGCCTGGCCGCTTTCCCGCGAATCTTATCCTCGACGAAACCGCAGCGGAAATGTTGGATGCGCAGAGTAGGAACCTCAAAGGTCCTGGTAACACTAAGCGTTCGGACCAAAAACAAATTACGGGAAACATCGAGTTCACTGGTGGTAAGTCCTTCTCCATCCCTGGCGTGAACAACTACCCCGGACAAGAGGGCGGCGCATCCCGTTTCTTCTACGTCGCAAAAGCATCCAAGTCCGAACGTAACAGAGGCCTAGAGGACTTAGAAGAGGTCACCATAAACGACGGGCGGGTAACCCCAATCGATAACGCCTTTCAGCGGGGAGAGACCAAGAGACAGAATAGTCACCCGACTGTGAAGCCTATTAAGCTCATGACCTATCTTATAAAGCTAATCATCCCCCCGGGCGGGATTGTATTAGACCCTTATATGGGCTCAGGTACGACCGGATTGGCTTGTAAAGAGCCGGGGATCGAGTTTGTAGGAATTGAGAGGGAACCTGAGTATTTTTCTATAGCAAAAAAACGCACGGCGTAGCCTATGCGCTGGAAGATCATCACAACCAAAGAAGACTTCCTAGTGGCCACGACGGGCTGGGAAGGCCCTGTAGCAGCGGACGTAGAGACCGCGCATGATATGCATCTACTGGGAATTGCGTTGTCCCCCTATAAATCCAATGCTGGGTTGGACGCGGTTTACATTCCTATGCAACATTGGGACAAACAAAAAAAATATTTCGAAAGTTTGGGAGACCCTAACTGGTTCCCAGACCTCTGGCTGCAAAGCCAAGAACTGGTAGGACATAACTTTACATATGATAAATATTGGATAGACAGCAGAGTAGGAATTAAAACCGAGTGGATCGCCGATACCCGTATCATGTGGCACCTATCGGATAACCCCGAAGGCGCAAAAGGCTACGGCTTAAAGGACGCTCAAATAGAGCTCCTAGGATGGAGTGAGAGCAATGAAAAAGAACTGGAAAGAAACGTTCGTTCTCACGGCGGAAAATTGGACAAGGGAGATCATTATTTGGCAGATCTCAATACTCTATCCAAGTATGCCTGTCTTGATGTTTTTAGCACTATTCAAGTTTTTAAATCACTAGTCCCTTTTTTCGATAAGCACGATTACTGGTGGATGCTGGACCGTATGATGGTATACGACGCTTTACTAGACCAAAACACTAGGAAAGGCGTCTTTACTGACTCAATAAAGCTTAGACGGGTACACGAACAGTTACAGAAAAAACGAGATGCAGCAAAGAACAGATTCCTGAGGCTTCTAAAACCTGAAATAACGGAGTTAGAGAATGATTGGAAAGAAGAAAAACTTAGTTCCTATAAAGACCCAAATGGAAGTGCAGCCCGATTATATAGAAACAGCCCACATAAATGGAGAAAGTTTAAACTTAACTCTCCTACTCATAAACAAGATTTGTTTTATGGAAAACTTGGACTTCCCGTCGTTGAATCAACTCCGACCGGATCAAGTAGTACAAGTCAAGAAGCTATCGAAGCAGCTATACAGACAATCCCTGAAACTTCTAACAGCCCAGTACTTAAAACGTACTTAACTTATGCAAAAACTAACTACCTTGTTAACAGTTTTACTAGACCGTATCTTGACTCTGTTCTCAATAATCGCATTCATCCGGGGTTCAATATATGTGGCACTGTTTCTTACCGTATTAGCGGGTTTAAGCCATACCTTCTCAATGCCCCGTTTGAAGAAAAAGCAGTCATGTCTTGTTTGCGGGTCGATGAAGGCTACATTGGAATCCACGCGGACTTATCGGCAATCGAGCCCAGTATCACGGCTCATTATACAGAAGATGAAAGTTTGCTCAAGGTGTTCCGCGATGGGTTGGGAGACGTTTACCTTGATCTAGCTTTGTATTTGTTCCCAAATGATAAGGAGCTACAAAGTGGCTACGATCCAAATATACCTATTACAGAGGTCGTTAAAAAGCGATTCTCCCGGCAGCGTAAGATTGCAAAGGTTATCCAACTTGCGGTTCAGTACACAGGCACTGGCCATACGGTATCAAAGAACCTTACTAAAGAGGGCGTCCCCACAACAATTGAAGAAGCTGATCGTTATGTTCGAGCCTATTGGGACAAGTTTAGAAAAGTTGCCGATTTCAACAAAAGGCTCGCATCGGTTCACAGGCAGCAGAGCCATGTACGCAATGTTGTCGGACGTATTATCAGAATGCCTTGGGAAGACCACAAAGATTTAGGTAATCGATTTTTTCAAAGTGGAGGTCATGATGTGCTCATTAGCTGGGTCCATACTATTTATAGGATGTGCGATGATAGGGGGATTGATATTAAACCTATTCTCCTTGATTGCCACGATTCGACGTCTAACCAATGCCCAATTGAGCAGCGAGAAGCTCTCAAAGATGTCTACCGGGAAGCCCTCCAAAAAATCAATGAAGAGCTGCAACTGTCCGTGACGATTAAGATGGAGCTCAAAACCTTTAACACATTGGCGGGATTGAAGGCAGATGAATAATATGGAGGACTATAAACGTGATTACAGATTCTTCTTTTTTTCTACTGACAAGTTTTATCCTACTCCTCTTGTTTATAGTGATAAGGCTTCAGATCCAGCTATCCGCTTTACAACGCTCTACAATGTTACTGAAGAATCAGCTCTTAGAGTTCGAGGAGAAGGAACGGTTGCAGGATTTTCTGGCCCTAGCTGGTCGGAGAGGCTTTGGCTCGATATCGACGGATACGATAAAGCCGAAACGGTCGAACTGAAACTAAAAAGGTTGGGGCTAGACTATGTTGCTTATGATTCGGGTTCAAAGGGTGCTCACTTTGGTTTGCTTAGGAACCATCCGCCTTCTCATCTCCTTTATAAGAAAGATAAGAGATGGGTCCTGGATAATTTCCCTGAGGCTGACAAGAGCATCTACACGCCTCTACATTTATTTAGACTACCTGGAAGCACGCATGAGGCGACGGGACGACGAAAAGAAATCGTATCGGAAAACCGAACAGGCAAATCGGTAGAGTTTAGTAAAGAAACGGAACTGGTACACACACCTTATAAATCTAGCAGCCATGTTGGTACTAGTCTGTTCTTAGATCCAAGGTTCAATACGTCAGTAAAGGTCATGGAAAACGGGGAACGTCATTATGCCTTGGTCAAAGCCGCGTACGCTCTCAAAGATAAAGGAGCGGATATCAACACAGCGAGATGGGTCCTCGAAGAGCTTAACAAAACCTTCAGAGAAGAAAAAGAGCCCTTCGAAGTTAACAAAATTGTGGAAGGCATATTTAGCCGAACCTAGTGAGGAAAACCTAGATGCTTATAGACACCAGTTCATATTGCAAGCGGTGCGGAAAGATAGCTCTCGTTGGGGATGTTGGCAGCTTGTGGAACGAGACGCACGAGTTGTACGAGGTAAATATGTGTGCAGATTGTGTAATAAAGCTATTGGACGGAAAGAGCGCCAGCGGGACCATATTGAACCGTTCATCGATGTGCGAAAAGGCTTTGAAAGCTGGGACACCAATCTTAGACGACTCTTCATGGCGCCCGACCGAGGACAAATAATCTGTAAACCTTGTCATAAAGAAAAATCTAAACAAGAAAACGCAGAACGTAGGAGGTATCAAAATGGTGGGTCGGGAAATAGAAAAAAAGTATCGGGTTAAGAAACACTCCTTTGAGGACACAGTTTTAACACTATCGCAGATATATGGAGCAATTGAACAAGGTACAAGCACCGATGTGTTCTTCAAAGCACCTGGAAACGACTTCGTACGAGTTAGACAAAACACCAAAGAAATAACCCTAAAAAGAACAGATAGAGGATCGACTCTTAATCGAATGGAAAAAAGTGTCACCTTTAGTGAATCATTTGAGTCGGCTATCGATTGGTGCAAGGAAGCGTTTGGTCCTGAAATTGGGCGCCTTAACACAACTTTCTTTGTATTCCATACAGGCCTTGCGGTTATAAGCCTCTATCAAACTCATCTATCAAATGATGTATTTTTCGAGATTGAGGTGCAGGACGAAAAGGACATCCAGGCCGTAGAAGACCAGTGGAAGTTCTTAGGTCTTGAAAGAGAAGAGCGGTCTTTGTTTCAAATCTTTTTTGGGGACCTTAAGAAGGCACAAGCATGTTTGGAAAAGCTGATCAAAGAGGTGTCTAAATGAATGTATTAGTAATAGCTGATACTCAAAATCCCTTTGATCATCGTGACTATCTTCGTTTCTTAAAGGCAGTTCAAAAGAAATATAAATGTGCTCAAGTGGTCCACGTAGGCGATGAGGTAGATTTTCATAGCATGAGTGATTACCAAGCCGATCCCGATGGTATGAGCCCCGGAGACGAATTAAAAGCGGCTATCAAATCGCTCCAACCTTATTACAAGGCTTTTCCCGAAGTTTTGGTTTGTGAGAGCAATCACACAGCACGTATTTATAAAAGGGCTTTTAAAGCAGGTATTCCCAAAACGGCTATTAAAAGCTACTCGGAGCAATTAGAAGCTCCCAAAGGCTGGGTATGGGATTATAAACATGAAATAGATAACGTGGTCTATAAGCATGGTATGGGTTATTCAGGGCGTGACGGAGCTATGAATGCAGCTCGTGATGAGCTCAAATCGACTGTAATAGGCCATTTGCATTCAGAGGCCGGAATTCAGTATTGGGCCAATTCTGAAGTGATATTGTTCGGTATGAATGTGGGCTCAGGAATTGATAGAAAAGCTTATGCATTTAATTATGGGCGGGACAGTCGTAAGAAGCCCATCCTGTCCTGTGGTGTGGTTATAAAGGGGCATCCTATTCTCGTGCCAATGGTCATGAACAGGAGAGGCAGATGGGTAGGCAAATTATGAAATGGAAAGAGTTAAAAAGTCGGCTACCTCATCGTGTCCAAGTAGGCCCTGGGGTGTATTACGACGTGTTCTTCGCAACCGAAATTGAGTACCCAAGCGAAGTGGTGGGGCTCACTACGTATGATAAACAGCACATTGTGGTTAAATCAAAACAGTCAAACAGACAAACTGTACTAACCACTTTCCATGAATTCCTCCATGCCATATCTGGCACCAATGGAGCAGACTTAACCGAAACTCAAGTAATACAGTTAGAAGAATCCTTCCCGTATTTCTATAAATTCTTTGAAGCCCTCATTAAGCGATAGACTTGACTTTTATATAAGATTGAGATAGGATAGTTATATGCTCAACGCAATTATCGGTTTCTTTTCCAATACGAAACTCACTCTAACCCAGTATGTGGCAATTGGGGTAGCAGCAGTTATAGGGTTTCTCGTAATGGCTTTAAAGGTCCAAGGTACAGAGCTTCATGCTCTACAGGTTAAGATGCTCGAAATTAACCTTAATACAGCTTTAGTTAAACCCCAAGCAGATGTGGATAGTGCTCGTAAAGCTTTTCAAGATGAGCTCTTTAACTACACCAATGCGGGAGGTGAATTATGAAATACACTTTTACTGGGGTAGAAAAAGCTTATTTAGGGATTGTGTTAAAACAAATCATTAGAACTGCAGATGGGGTTATAGGCGGATTTATTGAGTCGGAGAAAAATTTAGATCAAGAGGGAAAGGCGTGGGTATACGGGAATGCAGGGGTATACGGGAATGCCGTGGTATGCGGGAATGCAGGGGTATACGGGAATGCCGTGGTATACGGGAATGTAGAGGTGTATGGGGATGCGCGGGTATACGGGAATGCTGTGGTATATGGGAATGCAGTGGTATACGGGGATGCGCGGGTATATGGGGATGCATCGGTATATGGGAATGCGCGGGTATATGGGGATGCGCGGGTATATGGGGATGCATCGGTATATGGGAATGCAGTGGTATACGGGGATGCGCGGGCATATGCGGATGCAGAGGTATGCGGGAATGCCGTGGTAGAAAATGCAGACAGTATTATTTTCGTGTTTATGCAACCCCACGCAGTGACTATTACACCGCAAAACATTGTTATAGGTTGTCAACTTCGTTCACGTTTTGGGAAAAACCAATGGAAACTTTCCGATCAATTCGCAAAACCAAAACTTATAGAAATTTATAAGCCCCTTCTCTCTTATCTGAAAAAGCAAGTACCAAGAAAGAAGGCAAAATGAAACAGGTTATAGCCTTATTTCTGATGTTCAATTTGCAGGTTATAGCCTTATCAGACATGGTTAAACCAGCCCCCACATGCCCTAATGTATTAAAGCTATGTAAGGGGTTAGTGGATAATCAGTACGAGCTTATAAAGCAATTAGAAGCAAATCAGAAGGCGTTGGAAAAGAACTTAGAGGCTCAGAAAAACCCACTAATACCGACTTGGATGCTTGTAGGAGCCTCTTTGGTAGCCGGAGCAATTGGTGGAAAACTTTTGTTGAAGTAATAGGATTGGTTTCAAACCCAATCCGATTAGCTGTCAGCGGCGTGGAAGGACACCCGTTCCGATAACCCACGTGTACAAATGGGAGTCTTGAGACTAGAGCGGTCCAGAGGAGACACCTAGAAGCCAAAATTAAGCCTGGCCTGACAGCTTATTTTATAGGAGGCACGTATGATGAGATCAGCTGAAGATGCAAGAAAGTTAACTAACCGTTGTGGTGGGGAAACCCCTGCCGTTCACCAAGCCATTACAGACCTGGTACAAGAACGTATTGGCCGGGCAGCTAAAAGTGGTTTGTCACAAGTAACAATTGAATTGCCATACAGACTCTACAAAGCCGTAGATCTAGATGCGCTCAAAGCAGAGCTAAGTACAGCCGGCTATAAATACATGAACAGTGGGATCAATAAAGGTCTATTGGGACAAAGTCTTTTCACAGAAGCTAAATATTGCATTACTATCATGTGGTAAAAAGAGGTTTATATGAAGTACGTTTTAATGCTTTGTTTATCATTTATAGTGGCTTGTGGACAAACAAGTGATTTTCAATCCGCTCCCCCCTCTGCGTACGATTGTTCTGTAGCACAGACTTCAACTGGAGCTACTATAAGTTGCCCCAATGGAACTACGGCTAACCTTGTTAACGGGGTTAATGGAACTAATGGTTCTAATGGCATCAACGGTACAAATGGTATTAATGGAGCTAACGGGCTACCTGGAACCAAAATAACGTTGGTCCAGTTTTGTTCAGGAACTCCTTCTTACCCCTCCACCTTCCCTGAGGTGGGGTTTTGTATAGAAGGCAGCATATATGCCGTTTATTCAGCTAATGACGGGTTTTTAACCTATCTTCCACCTGGAGCCTATAGTAGCAATGCGGTAGGGAGTAGCTGCAATTTTACCGTTTCAGCGGAATGCGCTATAACCCAGTAACACAGTTCCTCCACACTTTTTATATAAGATTTATAGAAATAGAACGTTGGAGGAAATATGGTAAAACTTATAGTTGTCTTATTAATCGCTTTAGTCCTAGCTTGTGGTACTGTAAAGGCTGATAACGCATGGGACCATATGGGCACCACCTTTGCTATACAAACCCTCACATACGGTATAACCGAAAAACTGGGAATCGGTACCCATCAAGAGTGTATGCATCGCAATTATGGAACACGACAAGATTATTTAAACGAATGTGAGTATGGTGTGGTCAGGTACAACCGAACTGAGGCAATCATATTCAGTGCCGGTATTACATTTCTAACCACATTTGCTTATAGCTATTTAAAGCAAATAAACGGTTCCCCAATGCCTTGGAAAGAAGTAGGCTTTAATGCGATTGGCCAGGCTGCGGCAATAGGAGCGATTTATGCGTTTCATTTCTGAGGGGAGTGTATGACCCTCGGCGAGCAAATAAAAAAGGCCTTACGGGCAACCGTAGGGCCTTTTGTTTTAGATCGCAATTTAAGGACTATTTGAGAAACAAGGCCCTTTCAGCCTCCCGGCGCCTCAAAAGCCCAGGATCAACCACTTTAACCCCCGCCAGGGTAATGTGATCAAAGCTCAAGAACTCATTCGCAGCTTGGGCCATTAATCCCCCGTTTATATCCCCAATAAGCTTACTACCCCTAACCGCATTGGCCCCTACGTTGTATATAAGGCTCACCAGGGCATCGAACTGGTTCTGGCTAACCCTGAGCCCTACTGCAGCCCTAACTTGGCTACCACAGGCATTTAAACGCATAATAAGGTCATTCTCGGCCTGGTCCTGGGTCCATACCGTACTAGGGCCTATAAGGCCTCCTGTGGCCCCGTAGCCTATGGTCCATATGCCTTTTTGGTCCTGATAGGCCTGTAACTTACAGCCCTCAAAGGACTTTACTAGATCTATGCAATTTTGAGAGGGAATCAAGTTGTAGGCCTAGTCTTGGTCGTCATTAGTTTTGTTATCAATGGTTTGGATAAGGTTGGTTAAAAGGTTTCCACCCGCTACTATATTAATATTCTCTAGAATGCTAGTAAGCTCTGTAAAGCCGATCACGCTGGTCACAAAGGTCATTACGGGCATATAAGGGCCCGTTAGGTAGGTTTGGACTAAGAAGGACAGTGAGATAGCCGACAAATAGACTAAAAGCTTTATTACGGTCTTTTTGAGGCCGGAAGACGTAAGGGGTGTAGCGCTCTTTTTAGAGGCTAAAAGGCCCGTAACGAGGTCTACAAAGCATAAGGCCACGGTGGTAGCAATGGCTTGCCCGGCAGGGGCGAATAAGGCTATTAAAGCCATTAGAGCTGCTTTTGACAGCCTAACTAAGTTTTCTTTCATTGATTGAACCTTTTTTGAAGTTTTTACTATCGATACAGTATATGAGCATCCCAGTGAGCATTCCGCCCACATGAGCCATATGACCAATTCCACTTGGAATAATACAATCGACAATGCCAGGAAGAAGATTGGAAAAAAACAGGATAGCAAGGGCGCATAGCGCTAAAGCTTCGTGAGCAGAGCTTTTACGAAAATGTAATAGAGCTAGGGCAAAAATACCGCTACATGCGCCTGAAGCTCCTATTAGGCCTTCTGGTGCCAAGCTGGGCATGGCTAGGTAAAACAAGCACGCTCCAATACCCGATAGCAGCCAATCCCTTAAGAACTTTTGACTTCCGACCAGAGATTCGTAGTAAACCGCAAAAGCGCTTGTAAAAAACAAGTTATAGAATATATGATTCAAACTGCCGTGCAAAAACATGTGGGTAATTAGGGTATACCACAGACGATCGCTACCTCCTGCTAACATGTCAGTAATGGGTGGATACATTTGCTGTACCACAAACACAACTATATTGACGTACGTAATGGCCAAAAAGGCCCATTGTTTTTTAATAAATCACCGGTTTGATTAAGCCCCATAGTAGGGGAATTTACAGGGGATTCCTGCTATGGTTATAACAAGGTAACCTTTGGGTGTGAGGGGAAGGGTGGAAGCCGATCCTGAGGTAGCTGAGGTAG